CCAGCTGGTTGCGGCACCCGGTTCGGTTTGCCATTTAATTTCGCCAGAAGCCGTGACTGTGCTTTGAGCACTGATCGCTGCAGCGCCAAAGCGGATTTGACCGCCGCTTGCTGTAAACGAAGAAGCGGCTGCGATAGTCGCCCTGCCGTTGAGCAACGTACTTGACGACGCAGTCGCGCTACTTGCTGCGATAATCGAAGCAGCGCCGCTGACAACGACGTTTGCATTTGAGCTAAACGAAGACGAAGCGCTGATAAGCGCAGCAACTTGCCTAAACCTTTGCCCGCTTGCTGTAACTGTAGAAGCGGCTGCGATTGTCGCGCCTGCTTCCCGAACGCGACCGCCATTGGCAGTAACCAAAGCGCTAGCACTGATATTTGCCGCAGCGTTTGCCACCACTTGCGCAGCCGCTGAAGCAGACGACGAAGCAGCGATAGTCGCGCTAGCGTCGTAGTAACTCCATTGACCAAAGCGTCCAGCGCTCCAACTACCATTGCCATAACCCTGGCTCATCTAGTCCAGTGTCACGTCGAGATCGCCGGCCGGTATGCGAAACACATCGCCGGTCTCGATCGTTCTGCTTGACGTCAGCGTTGACCAGGCGAGCAGGTTGCCCGACGTGGATGCATCGAAAATACCGACAGCGACAATCGTGCCCCAGTTGCCGGTCGCCGTAGGCCACTCGACCGCCGACGTGTTTGTTGAGGCCGAGCTCGTCGTCGTAAATGCGCAGCTTTGTCGCGCATAGGCGCTGCCGCTTAATTCTGTGCCGCCGCCCGCGTCTGTTGGAGCCGCGGTATAGAGTGCTAGGTACTTGGTGCCAGGCTGGCTGAAACTGCCGCCGCTCAGCACATAATCGAGCACTTTGTTTTCTAGATAGTCGCTAAAGCCAGCCATAAGTAATTCCTATTGGAGCGCAGCCGCTCGCATTTTGACGCTGGTTTGGCCAGCTGTCCGTTGATTGCTCACTTCAAGATCATCAATCGCTCGCTGATATAGGCTTGCCCATACCGTGATGCGCTCGTCGTTCTGCAGGTACGGTGCGCTCTGCATCAACGTGCCGTATAGATAGATGTCTGGGTTGTGGGTGAGCAACCAGTTGCTTGTATTCGTGTCGGACAAAGCCGCGATCTTTGCGTAGTAAACAAGCTCTGCCGTATACCCGGTCGCCGTGTTGTCTGGTGATGGAAAGACCTGTATCTCAGTGCCAACGTGGCTGTAGCGCGATGGCGTGCCTGTAGCACTACTGCCCGACTTCAGCGTGTTAAGCGCCTCGTTCGTGACAAACTCCATCTGCGTTACAGGGTTAGTTTCTAAGATAAGACTGACCGTCTGTATCCAATCTGCCGGTGTCGCGCTGTACTCGCTGTCGATCGTCGCCTGAGATCGAGTGATCATGTAGCGATGGCGGATGCTGCGGTTAAACTGCGATTCCGCCAAAGCCACAAAGTCACCTATCGCACTCGTCAGATCCGTGCGGTTTAGCCAATCGGCTACGCTCGCCTGGAGCTCTGAGTGCGTTGAGATCGCCATCAGATACGCGCGTCTCGCGTGCGAAACGCACGGTTATCGGGGTCGTTGAGCCATGCCTTCATCTTTTTAGGATCGTCGGCAATGCCTCTAGCTTTTAGGTCGTACAGAACGCTCAACGGAATGGACGCAACCTTTGACCACTCACCATGCTTTTGGTGACGATCTTTTTCGTTACGAGCTCGCTTGTTCGCCTCAACGATTGCCGTCACGTCTTGCGAGGTCGCAATAGTGATTTTGTCGTCTTTCAGCGTCTCGCCGGCCTCGTAAACGAAGTCTGACTTGATGCCTGTTGTGGCATCGTTAGACAGGTTGCGCTTTATTTCCATTGGTTAGTCCTAGCTAGTGGATAGGTCAGCCACTACGCCCAGACCAGCTTCTTGAGTAACGACCAAGCCGTATTCCGCCAAAGTGAGGAACTTGGTTGCGTCGCCAGTCTTCGCTAACTCTTCAGCCTGGATTGGGCGAAGCGTTGCCACTTCGCACATATCTGGGTCGATGACGTAAGCGTCGCGTGCGCGGCTCTTGGTAGAAGGTACGATCTGTACGCTACCGAAATCGCTAAGGTAGACGTCAGCCGCCCCAACAATTGTGGTAGGGCCGTCAGAAGGTGCCATGTAACGCTGCGCAGCAATGCCGGCAAAGCCAGAGATCACCGTCTTGACGTGAGGGCCAACCATCACAAACTGAGGCGAGCCCCCGTTGGAAAAGATGCCTTGCAGGACTGTTTTTAGCATGCCCTCGGTCATGGCTCTTTGGGTGCCATCAGTAGCCGCACCGTTTACAACGCCGCCAGAAACCGTTGGGTTAGCGCCGTTCGTGCCTCGAGACGTGTTGGTTCTGATGAACGCAGCCAAAGGCGCAGTCTTCCGAGCAGTCGTGCTGTTGCCAGCGACAGCTGCATGGTTCAAACCACAGAGGTTATGTTCCATATCGTTAGCAAGACGCTTGCCCGCTAAGCTGATCTGGTAGGCGACTT